CCGGCGACGAATCAGAACATGATGCGCCACGTGCGGGTGATCGAGCGCCAGCACCGCGAGAACCACCGCACCGAGCACTTTGCCAACGTGCGGCTGGGCGACTTGCGCCCCGTGCCCTCGAGTTGGGATCGGGAGCGGATCGCCGCCTACATGGCGGCAAACCCTGATCTGATCGTGATCAAGAAAATGGTGCCCCGCATTCGCTGGACGGTGGTGGCCGACAAGTACGTGCTGCACGACGACTGGAGCCCGTACAAGCACTTTACGGTGGTGCCGTTCTTCCCGTTTTTCAGGCGCGGGCGCACAGTCGGGCTGGTCGAGAACCTGCTCGGGCCGCAGGAGCTCCTGAACAAGGTCTCCAGCCAGGAGCTGCACGTCGTCAACACTTCGGCCAACAGCGGCTGGAAGCTCAAGACCGGCGCGCTAAAGAACATGAACCTGGCCGAGCTCGAGGCGCGCGGCGCGCAGACCGGCCTGGTGCTGGAGCTGGACGACATCAACAGCGCCGAGAAGATTGCGCCCAACCAGGTCCCGACCGGCCTGGACCGGATCTCGTACAAGGCCGAAGAGCACATCAAGACCATCTCGGGCGTCTCGGACTACCGCACCGGCAACGCCCGCGAGGACGTGGCTGCCAAGGCGGTCAAGGCCAACCAGGCGGCCAGCTCGGCCAACACCGCCAAGGTGATGGACAACTTGTTGCGCACCGACACGATCCTTGCGCGCAACGTGCTCGATCTGGTGCAGGAGTTCTACACCGAGGAGCGGGTCTTTAACATCGTCTCGGACCGCATGACCAACCAGACCGAGCAGGTGACGGTCAACCAGGTGCAGGAAGACGGCAGTCTGTTCAACGATCTGACGGTCGGCGAATACGCGGTGGTTGTGACCAACCAGCCCGAGCGCGACACCTTCGAGGACACCCAGTTCGAGCATGCGCTGCAGCTGCGCACCGAAGCGGGAGTGCAGATCCCCGACAAGTTCCTGATCAAGTCCAGCAAGCTCAAGGACAAGGCCGAGATCGTCAAGGGCATCGAGCAGGCTGAGCAAGACCCGATGCAGCAGCAGATGCGCGAGCTCGACATGCGCGGCAAGACCGCCGAGGTCTCAAAGATCGAGGCCGAGGTGGCCGAAAAGGTGGCCAATGCGAACTTGAAGACCGCCGAGGCCCAGGCCCCCGACAACGGCCAGGCTGAGCTGGCGCTGAGCATGCGCAAGCTCGAGATGGAGCACGAGCTCAATCGCGAAAAAATGGAGCAGGAGTTTGCACTCCGGCGCGAGCAGATGACAGCCGACATTGAGCTCGCCCGCATGAAGGCCGAGGGCGAGCTTGCCATCAAGCGCGAAGCATCCGAAGCGCAGATGGCGATCGCCGCGCAGGCCGCCGAAAAGCAGGCCGAGCTGGCCGACGCGCAAGCTGCCACGCAGTACGCGCAGGCCGCCTCGACCGCCAAGACCTCAGACGCAAAAACCGCCGCTATCAAATCCAAGCAAGAGATCGGCGAGCGCACCGCCGAGGAAGCGGCCAAAGCCGCCCGCGCGCAAGCCGCCGACCCCAAAGCCAAACCCAAACCCACCCCCACCCCCACCAAGTAAAGGCCCTGCCAATGCAGATCAAACCGAAGTGGTTCCCCCTGTTCGCCCCCGCTGGCGAAGAGTCTGCCGCCCTTGACCGGGGCGACAATTTCGTGGCCGACGACGACGAGCTCGACGACGCGCCCTCGGACACCCAACCCAACGACAAGCTAACCGACGACGATGTCGATGCGGCCGGCACCCCGGCAAAAGACGCTGACGACGACGGCGAAGGCGAAGGCGAAGGCGGCGAAAAGCCTGCCAAACCCAAGATTCGCATCCCCAAAGAGCGGCTTGACCAGGAAATCCAGAAGCGACGCAATGCCGAGCAGCGCGCCGCTGAGCGCATCAACGAGCTTGAGCGCGAGCTTGCGAGCCGCACGAGCAGCGCCGACATCGCGCAGCTTGAGCAAGATGTGGCCGCACTCGACGACCAGTACGACGAAGCGATCGCTGACGGCGAGCGCGGCAAAGCCAAAGAGATCAAAGCGCAGATCCGCGTGCTTGAGCGCCAGATCCAGCGCGCCGAGACCGGTCTGGCCGCAGCCAACGCCAAGGTGGCGGCGGTGGCCGAGCTCAAATACGACATGGCGCTGAGCCAGGTCGAGCTCGACTATCCGGCGCTTAACCCGGACAGCGCCGAATTCGATCGCGACGCGACCGCAGAGGTGGCCGAGCTCATCGACAGCTTCAAGCTCAAGGGCATGGACCCGTCGGCTGCGCTCAGAAAGGCGGTCAAGTACGTGCTGGGCGCCCCCACGAAGGCGGCCGAAGACAACCGCAACGTCGAGCGCGACGGACTGCGCGAAGCCAAGGCGAGCGAGGCACGCAGAAAAGCGGCCGACGCTATTGCGCGTACGCCGGCGAACCTGGCCAAGAGCGGCAAAGACTCTGACACCGCCGGCGGCGCGCTGCCTGACGCTCGCGCCGTGGCCAAGATGAGCCAGGACGAGTTCTCCAAGCTTGACGACACGATGAAAGCCCGCCTGCGCGGCGACGACATCTGATTCTCGAGTCTCCTAGGCCAGGCGGCGCTGCCACGTCGCCCGGCATCTCACTGTCTTATTACCCCATTACCCTGCCCGAATGCCCCATTTGCCCAGCCCGCACTTTCGAGGATTCGATGCGCAAGAAGGCCCAGCTTGTACTTATCCGGTGGGTAGACGCAGCGATGAGCTGCGCGCCGCACTGGCAGCCGGGGCAACGCCCCGAAGCTCCTAAAAAGAAAGGTCTGCACGCCTGCGAGACCGTGGGTTTTTTGGCCCACCTCGACGAAGAGTGGGCGCAGGTCTACTCCACGCATGCAGAAGGCAACCACGCCCATGTGACGGAGATCCCGCGCGGCATGATCCGCTCGATCACGGTGCTCACCGAAGGCGAGGCGCTGCCGTGATCAGAACCTGCTCGAAGTGCAAGACCGACAAACCGCTAAACCGCGAGTTTTTCAGCCCCGATGCAGCCAAGCCCACGGGCTTTCACTCGTGGTGCAAGGCGTGCCGTGCAGGCCACCGGCGCTACACATCGAACGGCAAATTTCGCCACGCTGTGAGCGACAAACTGCTGGGCGTGCTGCGCGAATACGTCAAGACCTGCATGATCTGTAAGTCTTCCGAGGCGCTGGTCGTCGATCACGACCACGAAACCGGGCGCGTGCGCGGCATGCTGTGCCAGCACTGCAACCGAGGGCTTGGCCAGTTCAAGGATTCGCCCGAGATCATCAGGGCCGCCGAGCGCTATTTGAGCGAGAACGACAAGGCCGGACCAGAAGCAAAAAAAGGCCGCAGCTGATTATTGTTGCGCCCTTGTATCTTAATGTCTTACAATCTGTCTTATCGGTATTCAGCCCGACAGCCTGAATCGAGTCCCGACCTCGGAAAACGTCGATCTGTTTCGCGCGCCCGACGCGTCATTCGGAAACACATCGTTTTTTTCCATTCATTTTATGAGGTCGCACAATGGCATTGACCAATTTCGCGAATCTGACCACCGAACAAAAGACCATCTGGTCGATGGATCTGTGGAAGGCCGCCCGCAACTACTCGTTCGTCAACAAGTTCCTGGGCAAAGACACCAACTCGCTCATCCAGCACGTCACTGAGCTGAAAAAGTCGGAGAAAGGCGCTCGTGCAGTGATGACCCTGCTCGCCGACCTGACCGGCGACGGCGTCGCGGGCGACCGCACGCTGGAAGGCAACGAAGAGGCGCTGCAGACTTCGGATCAAGTGATCCGTATCGACCAGATGCGCCACGCCAACCGCCACGAAGGTCGCATGGCCGATCAGAAGTCGGTTGTCGAGTTCCGCGGCAACAGCAAAGACGTGCTCGCCTACTGGCTGGCCGACCGCATCGACCAACTCGCGTTTCTCACCCTGTCGGGCGTGGCTTACAGCCAGCGCAACAACGGCGCGGCGCGCGTGGGTTCGGACTTCCCGTTCCTGGAGTTCGCCGCTGACGTCGCCGCCCCCTCGAACCTGCGCGTCGCGCGCTGGAACGGCACCACCAAGTCTCTCGTCGTGGGCGGCGCAAGCTCGGCGGTTGCCGCAGCCGACACCCCGATGTGGGAGTGCTTTGTTCAGCTCAAGGCCTTTGCCAAGGACCAGTACGTCCGTGGCGTCAAGGAAAGCGGTGGCGAGGAGTGCTACCACGCGTTCCTGACCCCGCAGGCCATGGCCAAGCTCAAGCTGGACGCGACGTACATGCTCAACGTGCGTCACGCAGTCACCCGCGGCAAAGAGAACCCGCTCTTCTCCGGCGACACCGTGAAGATCGACGGGATCTACTTCCACGAGTTCCGCCACGTCTACAACACGGCGGGTGCGGCTTCGGGTTCGAAGTTCGGCTCGGGCGGCACGGTTGACGGCTGCCAGGTCCTGTTCTGCGGTGCGCAGGCGCTCGGTATGGCCGACATCGGCAACCCCGAGTGGGTCGAGAAGGGCTTCGACTACGAGAACCAGCAGGGCATCTCGGTCTCGAAGATCGCGGGCTTCATGAAGCCCAAGTTCACCAGCATCTACGCAGGTAACACCGCGCAAGACTTCGGTGTGATCTCTTGCTACGTTGCGCAGTAAGCGCGGCCTGCTGACAACCCACACACGAGGTACATGAAATGCCCCTTCTGAAAATGAATCGCGGCGCACAACGCGTCGTCGAAGGCCAGTTCGAGGCCGCCATCGCTGACACCATGCGCAACAGCTCTGGTGTCGTCCAGGCGATCAATGCCACCGCCGGTGTATTCGACGTCATCGGGCTGCCGGCTGGCGCCATCGTGCTGCGCGGCACGCTGGTTGTCGACACGGCGTTCAACACCACCGGCACGGCCACCATCGCCATCGGCGACTCGGCCTCGGCCTCGCGCTACTTGGCCGCAACCAACCTGAAGGCCGCGGGCGCGACCGCGTTCTTGGCCGCCAGCGCCGGTTACCGTAACAGCGCCGGCCTGCCGGTGCGCATCACGCTGGCCCTGGCCGACGCCGCCGGCACCGCCGGCTCGTTCCGAATCACGGTCCAGTACATCATCGACGGTCGCGTCGAGGAGATCGCTCGGTCGTACCCGGCCAACCAGCTCTGAGCTTGACGTAGTGCCCCGGGGGCTTTACACCCCCGGGATTTTTTTAACCGCCACACTTAACTCAGGAGCTGCCAATGCCCCTCATGCAACTGCATCGCAATTTCCGGCTTGCCACGACCAAGGGCCATTCGGTCCAGTTCGAGGCCAACCAGCCCACCTACGTCCCGCCCACCATTGTGGCCGAGGCGATCGCCATCGGCGCCGAGATGGCCGCCGACGACAGCAAGCCCGACATGACTCCTGTTGACGCACCCGCGCCCAACTCAGGCCCGGCTGACGCCGCCGCGCGCGAGGCCGATATCTTGGCCGCGATCAACGTGCTCGTGCAGCGCAACGACCGCGAGGATTTCACCGGTGGTGGCTTGCCCAAGCTTTACGCCGTAGCCGCTCTGCTGGGCTACAAGACCGACAGAAAAGAACTCGAGGCCGTCTGGCTCAAGCGCGCAGAAATGATTGTCGCGGGTCTGCTGGGCCCGGACGGCGAGAAAGCGTGACGTGAATTCGTCCGACCTCTACGATCGGTTTCGCGCGGACGTATTTGATACGCGCCAGCCCTATCTGTGGTCGGACCTCGAGGTCTATTCGTACATGGACGCGGCCCAGAAGCAGTTCTGCCGGCGCGCCGGTGGGATTCTGGATTCGACCTCGGATCTGACGCAGCTCAGCTTTGCGGCCAACCAGGTCTGGGTAGCTACAAGCCCGTTGATCCTGGCGGTTCAGCGCGCGCAGCGCCTGTCAGACTTTCAAAGAGTCGACGTCTTGTCGGTAGAAGAGTTGACGCGCCTGAGCGACGGCAACGACTACGGCACGCAGCGGCAGTTCCGTCTGGACAATCAGACCGGCGAAGTCCGCTACGCGATCAACAACCTCGAGGTCGACAAGCTGCGCTTGCTGCGCATTCCGAAGGCTGCCGACACGATCGCGCTCACCGTATACCGCTTGCCGCTCAAAAGCATCTCGGATGCCGACCAGAAGTTTGAAATTGCCGAGCAGCACCACGAGTATCTGCTGTGGGGGATGAAGGCGCTGGCCTATCTGAAGCAAGACGCGGAGACGCGCGATGACGGCAAGGCGCAAAGGTTTCAGCAACAATTTTTGGCCTACTGCGAGCAGGCCCGACAGGAGCGCGAGCGGCGCGAGCACAAACCGCGCTCGATGACCTACGGGGGTATCTGATGGCGGTCTTTAAGGTCAAACTTTCGATCCTGCAAGGTTCGACGTTTCGCAAGCAGTTCGTCTGGAAGACCGGTAACCCGGCTGTGATCGTGGACCTGACGGGCTACACCGCCCGCATGCAGATCCGCGCGGAGCTTGGGTCCAGCACGGTGCTCAAGGAGCTCACGACCGCCAACGGCGGCATTACGCTTGGCGGCGCTGCCGGCACGATTGATCTGTTCATTTCGGCGACGGACACCGCAGGCTTTGCCTGGGAATCGGGTGTGTATGACATCGAGCTCATCCAGCCCAACGGCGAGGTGCAGCGCAAGATCGAAGGTGCGGTTGTGGTTTCGCCCGAGGTCACCCGGTGAGCCAGGAGATTCTGGTTCTGACAGACACGAACACCGAAACACTGGTGCTCGAGGAAGTTCAGCACCTGATTGAGCGGATTACACAAGTCGAGGTGCTGGATGCCAACGAGGCGGCGCAGACACTCGAGATTGTGACTGCAGGCCCACAGGGGCCAGCCGGAACCAACGAGGACGACATGCCCTACACCAAGCGCATCGATTTCGTGGGCGACACGACCATGTACAAAGGCGAAGCGGACCCGGGCACAGCCGAGTCGGCCGCTAAGTGGCGCATTCAGCGCCTGACCTTCGTGGGTGACGACGTGACCTACGAGTGGGCCGCAGGCACCGCCGCATTCGACAAAGTCTGGGCCAACCGGGCCGCACTGAGCTACATGTAATGACGTTTTCGGTCGCCGGCAGCGTTATCACGCAGGCCAACGAGTCTGGCATCGCCATTACTGGGGCGGCCTCGATTGCGGGTGGTGTGCGGTTTACCTGCACGCAGTCGTATGTGGCGGGCAATGTCGTCCGCATCACAGGCACCACGAGCTATAACGGCAACTGGATGGTGGCTGCCAGAACCGCGACAACCTTCGACGTTCTGGAAAGCGCACAGGGCACGGGGATCACGTTCGTTTCGAGTCAGTCTGGCACTGCGGCACGGGGCGATGCAAGCCTCGCGGGGTTGAGCGGCCTTACTGGCGTGACGACTACGAGTGTGGATGCCTCCAGCGGCTATGTGATTTACCTGCTCGGCGACAACGTCAAGCTGCAAGTCAACGGCACGTTGGTCATCGGCGGTCTGCGAGAGATCAACTCGACCCTTCTTGGTCACAACGAGCAACTGGTGATCGGTCAAAACGCGATCAGCACGGGTCAGCCGGTCCTTCGCGTTGGGAGCGGCGGCGTTTTGGTGGTGGGTTGCCGGTACACGAACACCGTCAACTACACCGGGACGACTGCCCCGCAATACACCGACGGGATCTCTCAGCAAGTCCTGATTTACCAGAAAGGTCAGTACGGGAGAAGCACCGCCGATGGTGACGGGGCGACTAACCCAGCGACTAACCCAGCGCCAGCGACTTGCTTTCTGGCAATTTCAAGCGGTGCGCGGTTCGACTGGATCAGCGGGACAATCGATCACTGGGCCGACATGGTTTTTGACAGCGGCTCAACCGTGACCATTGGCTTTGAAGGGCAGCGAAACAAGCCGGTCACGGACAGCCGTCGCGGTTCGATGGTCATTTGGTTCAAGCCGGGAAGCTCGGTTTCGATCTTCGCCCTCAAGGCAATTGGTGATCGCGGCATCAATGTGACCAATGTCGC